GCTCCGCAGCGATGGCGGCGTCGATGGCGGCGGCGCAGTTTTCGGCGGTCCAGTCGTCGGGGCCAAGGTACTGCACAGCTTTCTTCGCCTCTTCCAGCGCAGCAGCGCGCACGAGGCGGGCGAAGTGTTCTAGCTCGTCTTGTAAGACAAACCAAGTTCCCGGCTCCCGCATACGTGTCGCACCAGCCTCCCGCGCCCAATTCTTGATCTGCTCACGATCCATCACAACTCCTTCCCGCAAGCATCACAAATACCACTGGCGTCTTCTTCCTCGGTCGGCTCGTTGCCGCATTCGCAGTACGGCGAATCGTCTTCATCTTCGCCTATGAATCCGTTGCCGCCGCACGCGGAGCATGCTTTACCAGTGGGGCCGTTTCGATCCCATTCGTTTCCGTCCGGGCAGGATGGGCAAGGTTGTTTCATGACAGGATTTGCCTCGCCCGTTCAATTGCCGCGCACAAATGCTCGTCTCGCCCTGCCGTTCCTCCGCTCGTTTCAGCGGAGAACGCAAGGTCCTTGAGACAAGCCTCTGCCTTCTCAGCGCGAGTTCGTTGCTCCGCGCATTCCTGCTCAAATAGCTTGCACTTTTCCTGCGCGACCCAAAGGTGATAGCGCATTTCCTCCAAAACAGATTGCGTGTAGCGGCGTAGGATTTGCCTCTGCAACGTTGCTGCGCCGTCAATGAGCGCTTCGATCTGCTCGGGCGGCGTGTCGTTTGGGTATGTTGGACGGCAAGTCGGGGCCATCGGATCATAAGTCGGCGATATAGGATCAATCATTGGCTTTCACCTCGTTGGTCAGGTTCGGGTGCCTCTGCTCAGCCATCTGCTTGCGCAGCGCATAAAACTGATTCCAGCCTTCTCTGCCGGCTGCAAGCGCAGAATCCCTCTCGCTTTCAGCCATGCGCCGCATATCGTTGGCTCGGTCGCGCTGCTCCAGCGCACTGCTCAGGTTGTACTCGGCCTGCTCGACGCGTAAACGCAGATCGGCTCGATCGGTCAATACTTCGCACACCAGATTCAGCAGCGTCTTGTGCCGAGTGTCGGTCAGTTCGTCCTGCTCGAACGCTTCCCGGATCTCGGCGAGACGCTGGTTTGCATGCCCGCCATGCCACGAGCCGCAATTGCACGCGGCGATGTCGCACTTGCGGTAACCGTGGAGACGGAGGAATTCTTCGGCGGTAATGCTTTGCTCACGATCCATTGCTCTCACCCCGTAATCGAATGCAGCCACGGTTTTACAATGCTCCAAGCCCATGACAGGAGCGGGCACAAAACAAACCCAACAAGCACGCCAATAACACTCGCTGCGAGCAAAAGCCCGATAACATCTATTTCGACAAACCCGCGTTCACGATCCATTGCCGGACTCCTGAAGGGCGGCGTCGATGGCGGCGTCCATGTTGTCGTCGTCACCACTAACTAAGCGAATGGTCCAGCCAGTTCGCGCTGTTATCGGCAATTCCTTGTAGTGCGGCTGCACGGCGACATACGCTTTGTTATCCCGCAGCCACCGATACCGCCTCGCATCCGCCTCCGCAGCCTCGGCTCGAGCCACAGCGGCGGCGAGGTCGCGCTCTAGCTGCATTGCCCATGCGGCCATAGCCATAGCGCGATGCTCAATCGGCTCCCGCATCAGTTCGTCCATGCGGGCATCCGTCCTCGGCGTCTTCGTATCGCTCATCCCGTCACCCCTTCAAAAAGGTATCCCGTCATATTCCCAGTCGTCGCAGCCGCGCGCCCGCGTCTCTGCCGGTGGCGTTGCGTTCCACTTCTCGCACGTCCCGCCATCGTTAAAATGCCGGCATGTCCTGCACGCCACCCTCGGCAGCATGTCCAGCGCCTGCCGATACGCCCGCTCCAGAATCGCTCGCTCCTGCATATTCACGTCCGACAACCTCCCAGAATTCGCCGCTTTGATCGACCCGGATCTCGACGACGCGCTTCAACTCGTGCACGCGCTCCAGCGCTTCGTCGACCGTTTGCGGCACCGGCTCCTGGCCGCCCAGGTCGCGCCATGCCCACATCGCTTTCCCGCGCGCATAACCCGTGTGCTCGAAGCACAGCCATTCGCTCGCCACTTTGCGAAGGCCGCGCCAATACTCGACGCGCACGCTCGGCGGCTTGCCTTCCTTGCGGTGCTCGGCATAGGTCACTTCGTCTACCGGCCACTGCACGACCCGCGACCCGTTGGACAAGATGGCCGCGCCATTGGCGTGCGCGCGATGCGAAATCCGCTCCGGTTCCGGGAACTGAAAGCCGCAGTCAACGCATTCCAGGATGGCGGTCGCGAGAATGGCGCTGCACTCCGGGCAGACCTTGTTCGGGGCCTCGCGCGATTCCTTCCTGCTCCGTGGCCGAGCACGACCCTTGATCGCATCGACCGGGCCGAGCTGCTCCGTGGTGTCCGTGAAATCCAGCCACAGGCAGTTTTCCTTCCCGTCCGCAATCCGCATGCCGCGACCGGCGATCTGCGTATAGAGCACCGGGCTGCGGGTGTTGCGCAGTAAAGCGATGCAGTCGACCTCGGGCACGTCAAATCCGGTCGTCAGCACCGCAACGTTGACCAGCGCACGCAGTTGCCCGTTGCGGAACATCCGAATCAAGGCGTCGCGCTCGCCTGTGGGCGTCTGCGCGTGCACCAGGCCGCAGGCAATTCCGCGCGCCTTGAGCCCGTCATAAATATGGCTCGCGTGCTTGACCGTCACGCCGTAGACCAGCCAGCGACGCCGATTAGAGGCAAGCGTGACCAGCTCGTCGCAAGCTGCATCGACCAGTTCCGCCTTGTCGATCTGCTTGGCCAGATCCTGCACGACGTAATCGCCCGCACGCATCGCCACGCCGGAGGCTTCCATGTGCAGCGTCGTCTTCGCCGGCACGAGCGGCGCAAGAAAGCCTTGCTCGATCAGGTCTCGCATCTCGACGCGGGCCGCGATGCCGTGAAATAGCGGCTGCTCGTGATCAGTCAGCCAGATGCCGTCGCCGCGAAAGGCCGTGCCGGTCCAGCCAATCACGCGCATGCCTGGGTTGTAGCGCTGCAGCTCGGTAATCAGCTTGCGGTACATACCGTCTTCGCTTGATCCGATGTTGTGGCACTCGTCGATGAGCATCAAATCGACCCGCCCAAGCAGATGCGCCTTCTTGTAAAGACTGCCGATCGTGCCGTACAGGATGTCGTGCCCAAGGTCTTTTCGTCCAAGGCCCGCCGAGTGCAGACCGGCCGGCGCTTCGGGCCACACGCGCAGCAGCTTCTCCATGTTCTGCGCGCACAGTTCGCGCGAGGCGACAACCATCAGGATGCGCGTGCCGGGCCACTGCGTGAGCGCCTCACGGGCAAGGGTAGCGATGAGCACCGACTTGCCTGCGCCGACGCAAGCAGCCACGATCGGGTTGCCTTCCTCGTGGCGGCCAAACCATGCCCATAGGTTATCGATGGCGGCGCGTTGATAAGGGCGGAGGATCAAGCTGTCACCTCCGCACCCGCAAACTCCTTCTTCAGCGCATCGACACCCGCGTCACCCAACACCCGCTTGTCCTCGGCTGCCTGAATCTCCCGAGACGAGTAGCCCGGCTCGCCGTTGACGAACGGGCGACCCGTCTCTTTGTTGCGATACGTGACCGAGTTCTGCTCGTCGCTCCCGCCCGTCTGCTCGGCGAAGCGCTCCAGCAGGACCGGAATGTAGCGATGCTGCGGACAGCCGGCGCGCTGGATGTCCTCGGGAATCTGCTCGCTGTAGCGCTCGCACGTCCACGTGCCGCCCTGGGTAGGTGTCGCGTGCGCGCACGATCGGCACGTCACCGCCGGCGCGGCTGTCCCGTGGCACTGAGCATGGAACGGGCAGAACTTGCACTGGTACCAGTCGGCGCGGTCGCTGATGCGAGGCGGCGGCTCGGCGGCAAAGATGATGCGCGCACCGCGCTCCAGCAGGCGCTTCGCCTCGTCGGCGTCGAAGTGCACGCGCTCCATGTAGAGTTCGTCGGTGTTCTTGTTCACCGCGAAGTAGGCCGCGCGCTCCATGCCGGTCAATCCCATGTAAAGCTGCATCTGCGCGTAGTGCATCGGCTTGGAGTCCTTCACGCCCTTGGCCTTGAGGTCCGTAAAGCTCTTGTCGTTGTGGGTCTTGTATTCGGCGACGTGCCACGTCTTCGGCGCTTCCAGCAGTCCGCGCAGCGCCCCGTCCAGGTGCCCGCGCAAATGTCCGCCGCAGGCCTCGACGGCGAACTGCTCGCCACTCTCGTCGAGGGATGCGACCTCGATGCCGATGCCGCGCAGTTCCTCGATAAAGCGCGCTTCCATGAGATGCCCGGTCTGGAAGAGACGCAGCATCCGGCCCTCGAACTGCTCGCGTCCGGCCCAGCGGAAGGACAGCCACAGGTAGCGATCGCAGTGATGGCCGAGAATGCTGCAGCCCAGATACGGCCGGGGCGCCTCGCTGGCACGTTGAACGTGCCAGTCGTAGATCGCCGCGACCGTCTGGTGCATCGGTGGCTGGATCGCCGCCATCATCCCGCCTTACGCTGCCAGGGCGGGGTCGCAGCGGATGGCCGTGCGGCCGCAGGAGGCGCGGCAGGCGCTTGCGCCGGCATCGGCGGCGGGCCACCGACTTGCCCAGCCGACTCGACAGCGCTGACCTCGTTCTGGTCGTCGTACTGGCCACTTTGATCCTTGCGGATCTTCACGCGAATGCGGCAGGGCTTGCCGTGCAGTTGCGCGGTGTCGTGCAGTTGCAGAATGCCGACCGCGTGACAAATCGCGCTCAACTGCGACTGCCCGATCTGCTCGGCCTGCGGGTTAACGTGCCGATGGTTGATGCGCTGGAACACCTTGCGTCCGATGAACTGGCCGTCGCACACCTGCCACGTCAGCTTCACAGCCTCACCGTTGCCGCTGTTGAGCACGCCGACATCGGACTCGACGATCTGCGCGATATAGATCCCAGCCGGAATCGGCGCCGGGCGCTCTTGGGGTGCAACCTTGCTTGCGTCGAACTGAACGAATGCCATTGCATTTACTCCTGGGTGGTGGCGGCAGTTGCCGCGGGGTTCACTGCGCTTCTGATCTTGGCCGCGACGGCGCCAAGATCGGGAAGTTCGTAGGCGTCCAAGGCGCCGCTGCGGTCCTTGGCCTCGTACTGAAAATCGCGCTGCGTCTGCAGCCAGCGCTGCGTGTTGCCGTCGTTGTCGGTGACGACGCGCAAGGAGAAGACTTCATCGAAGAGATACGGCAACCCCTGCGGCAACTGCTGCCCCGGCATGCTCGGGCCGTAGAGCACCGCGCCGGTCGCCTCGTCTTTCTGCTTCGACTGCTTGGCGCTAAAGTAGACGTTGCGACCCTTCAGGTCGCGGAAGGCGCGAATCAGTTCGTACATCTGGTCCTGCATCGCGCCGTAGGCTTTGCGCGGGTCGGCGGTTGCGCGCTTCTCGGACGACAGCACGACTTCGCCGATTTCGCTGATGGAGTCCAGGCACACCCACTCGAACTGCTGGCCCTCGGCGCTCGCGGCCACGTACTGGTAGGCTTCGTGCACGTCGGCCAGGGATGCGACTTCAAGCACGGGGATGTCGACCTCGCGCAGCGAAAGCAGCCCGGCCTCCGCGCTGATGATGAGCGTCGAGGCGCCCGTCGTAGCGCACAGTCTCGTCTTGCCCGATCCGCTCGGGCCGTGGCAAAGCACTTTGACGCCGTTGCTGGCGGCGTTGCGCGTCGTGGAGAGCTTGATCGCCATGACTCAGGCTCCCTTGACCGTGATGCCCGGCTTCGCCGGCTTCACCGTGATGCACGGCGCGATCAGGGCATAGATTTGCGGCTCGTTGTTCTCCAGGTACTTGCAGCCGGTGGCGTCAAGTTCACGCTTCCACTTCACCGGGCGCAGCGCCTCGGGGATCTGCTCGCGAATGGCATCCCACTTGTCCCAGTCGATCGAGCGCGAGAGCTTCGTCTCGGCGGTGACCTTGAAGAGCCCGGCCTCGACCGTGACCGCGCCTTCGGGGCGCGTTTGAATGTGCGCGAGCATCTGCTGCTCGATGGCAACGCGGCGCTTGTTCGCGTCGGCCTCTTCCTTCTTGGCGTGCAGCCAGTCGACGGCGAGGGTTTCCAGGGTTTTCGGCTCAGGGGCGATGCGATGCAGTTGGGCGTTCATTGTGTGCTCCAGGAAAAAAGAAGAATGAGTCCGGCCCAGGTGGCGAGGCCGACGAGTGCGGCGCAGATCAACATGCCGAAGAAGCCGAAGGGAGATGCGTCATCGATGTCGCCTTCCATGCCGGCGTCCTTGCGGGTGCGGTTGAAGCGCAACGTCTGGTTGCTGTAGTCGCGCAGCGCTTCGGCTTGCTTGAGAGTGCGGTAGGTGTGGCCGTTCATCACATCACCTGCTCCGCCAGCAGCCCCGGCAGCGGCTCATACACCGCGGGCGGGCGACCGTTCATCTTGCGGATGGCGTTGTCCTGCCGGTGCCGCGCGCGCAGCGATTCGTCCCATGCGCGCAGCGCCAACTGGAAGCCGGGCTGGCGATCGGACTCGCGCTCTTCCTCGTGGCGGTCGAGCACCATCTGCGCCTGCTGGAACAAATTCGCGCGCAGATCGCTGGCGAAGTCGGCCAGCATGTTGTCCTCGTCGCAGTTCTCGAACGCCTCGCGGAACTGCTCGACGGCGGCGATCAAGTCGAGGGCGCGGGACCAGTAGTCGCGGTCCTTCAGGAGTACGGTGGTGAGCTGCTGCGTGGCGGTAAGGGCTGCTGCGGTCATTTGTTCCAATCCTCCGCTTCCTGGCGCGTGATGAAAAAGTGGATGCCGTGACTGCATTCGTCCCAACGGTTGTCGTTCCATCCATCGGCTTTGACTCGCTCGCCGGCTCGGTACTCGGTGCGAGGGCCGTGCGCGTTCGTTACGCCGACATCTGCGCCGATAACCTCCAGCACGTCGACAAATTCGGCGCGGCACTTGCGGCCGCTGGCATTCGAGCGCTTGGCATCCTCGGGGATCAGCAGCTTGACGATGCAACCAGGTTGGCATGCTTTCCAGCCGATAAATGCGCCCTCGGGGGTGATTACTGTTTTTGCAATAACACTCTCGGCATTTTTCGCGCCGGCCAAGTCCGCGCGGGCCAAGTCCGCG